CGGACTGGAGGACGGAGAACCGCAGCATCAACCCGGTGGCACTGGGCATCCTTGCTCAGGCCGTGGGGTTCGGCGGCATCGGTATCTACTGGCACAGCCGTGGGGCTTTTGTTCACGCCGACACCCGTGGCACGAAAGCGACGTGGCTCTGTACCACGCCGGGAAAGTACCCCAGCACGACCTACAACAAGTTCGTGCTTCCCACCATCCGACGGGGCTGCGCCGGGCCTGCAAACCGCAGTGCCACCATTATGCTTCAGAAGCTCCTGAAGCTGAAGGCTGATGGCCTGTTCGGCAAGGCCACCGAGAACGCCCTGATGAGAGCGCAGGAGGCGCATGGCCTGACCGTGGACGGAATCTGCGGCCCTGCATCGTGGAAGGCGCTGTCTGGCGCTGATAAGTACCTGTGAGAGGAGATAGGCTCTATGACGAATAGCAAAGTGTCCATCGCTACGCTGGCCCGCACGGCCGCTCTGGCGTTCGCTCTGGCAAATCAGGTTTCGAGCGCCGCCGGGAAGCCTCTGCTGCCCATCGAAAGTTCGGAGGTCGAACAGTTCGTGACCACCGGCCTGACCATTGCCACCAGCGTCGCTGCGTGGTGGAAGAACAACAGCTTTACCGCTGCCGCCATCGAAGGTGATAAGCGGATGAACAGCCTGAAGAATCAGGTTCACTGAATGAAAGGAGTAACCGAATATGAATGAGTTTACGAGAAGCCTGCTGTACGTCGCCCTGCTGATCTGCATCCCCATCGTGACCGCCTGCATCCAGAAAGGCATTGCCGTGTTCATCGAGTTCATCGCGGCAAAGACCAACGACATCAAGGTGCAGCGCCTCGTCCGCGAAATCGGCAGTGCGGTGTCCAATGCCGTGGCCGCGATGAACCAGACCTACGTCAACGATTTGAAGACCGCCGGGACGTTCAAGGAGGCCGAACAGAAAGAAGCACTTATGAAGGCCGTGTCTGCCGCGCTGAAAAGCATGAGCAGCGACGCGCAGGACTACATCAAGAGCAACTTCGGCGATACGACCCAGTACCTCGAAAATCGTATTGAGGCTCAGATCGACGCCAACCACGTCGCCGCCAAGCAGGCCGCTGCCCAGAATACGCTGAATCTGGGCTGAGTCAGCGCAAAGTCAGCGTAAAATGATAATCCCCCTGTACCATGACCCGTAAAAAGGCTGGTGCAGGGGGATTTTTTTGTTTGCACGGAAATTCCGATGGAACAACGTCGCCAGAAAAATCAATTCTCAAAATAGCCAAATTTTGTTATGCACTTTTGACAAATCCTTCCCAGAGGGTTCCAGACGTTTCCCAATACACTTTTACCCGTAACCAAAATGCAAATTCAGAGGTTTTCCAGAGGCCACCAGCGGCTTGGCATCAAA